CCATTGAGTATCTTTTGCACAACGCAAATTACATACTCTAGCGAAAGCCATCAGTGTACCAGACCAATACCATTCAGTGTATAAATTCTGTGGTAAAATCATTCTTGCCATCTCTGGTGCTACTTGTTCTCGTAACAAGTTATTATACGTCTGTGTTACGAACTGTATTGCACCATCAATATTATATTCAATGGTTTCATCACTAGAACCTTGTTTCTTGTTGTCGGCTTTAAGTCTCCATTCTTTGGGTGTATAGAATTCTGGTTCGTCATCTACATACCTTCTGGATACTTCATTCCACACCAAACCGACTTGGTGTTTAACAAGTTGTCTTGCAACAAAGATTGGAGCTTTAATATGAAACTGCATGGATGCGTGTCCAAATGGACTCCAATGATTGTGTTTTGCAAGATACTTGATAAGCTTTTCATCTGCAAGTGAGAGCAATCCTTCTATTTCACCACCTTCTGGAATCGCTTCCCATTCCGATTTCTTTGCAAATGATACACGAGCTGCATTTACGACTGTAAGGTCTGAACCCATTTTATCAACTAGTTTGACTTGCAACTTCATCTCTCCTTACATACTCTTCACCTTCTGCTCTTGCTTCAGCGTAGGTATTTCTAGTGGTAAATGCACACAACTTACCTTCATTGATAAGTTCTGTATGGAATTTAGGTGGGTCTGCATTTATAGTAAACGCAGGCCCCTTATCCGATTGTGGAATAAGGTATTTCGCTTGATATACCTTGAATGTCCTACCCACGAGCAAATCTCCGTGGTGGACGTTTGAATGGGGTTTTAGATGCAAGTTCCTTACATCTAGCAGATAACTCTGCATCCCTCTTTACGAGTTCAGCGTTATCATACTCCAGAACCTTAATTCTTTTCTGGAGTTCTTCTACCCTAGCATGATAGAAATCTCTTTCTTTCATGACACCTAAGACCTTTGAAGTTTGGTCATCCATTTATAAATACTCCTTAATAGTTGACATTGTGATTATCTTACATGATTGTTTATCAAAAGTCAAGACAGAACTGTAATTTTTTATAAGTTTTTTTTGTTCTTTCCAAACGTATTGTTCTTCAATCTCTTCATCCCAATACTTACAGTAATCTAGTAGTGTCTCCAATATACACATAGTTTCTAGACTTACTTTTTTAGCAAGGAATTGTTTTAACAACAAAGGATGTTGTTTATCTTTTACATGAAATAGTTCATCAAAAACTTTTATGTTCTTGAATAGTTCATTCAAGTCATTCTTATAATTATACTTTAAACTTTCAACTCTCTTACGATACTCTGCATAGTTATCTTCACTAAAGTTACCAACCCAAGCTTTAGGGTCTTTGATAAAGTTAGAAATAAAGAACTTAGTAACATTATCTGGTGTAATATACTTTCGTGCTACCTTAGCAAAAAATGGTCTATCTTTTCTTTTAAGATACGAATCAACAGTGACTTTTGCTTTTCCATGATACTTTGTGTAATCATAGTCACTGTTAAAGTGTAACTTTAATGCATGATATATTTTATACGCTTCAAATGCTTCCATGTTATATCGGTAATGTTGCAACCTTTGGAAGATAGTTAAGGTTTCTCGCATCTACCTCAACCTTTTCTTTCAAAGATTTAGTTATCAAGGGTTTAATCATCTCTGGTTCTAATTGATACTTCTCGCAGTAATCTAACAATGCATCCATATAAGTTACACCAGATTCACTAACTACCTTCTCTATTGCAATAGAGAACTTTTTAGGTGTCATTAATTTTTCTTCTATTTCTTCCATTAGTTCCTCATTTTGGTTTATCAATTGCAAAGGATATACTATACCTTTTTTCATTCGTTGTCAAGGGTGTAACCATATGCATCATCCATGTTGGAAATAAAATAAGCAAAGACTCTCTAGGAATAATTGATACATCACTACCATAAAATTCTCTACTATCGTATTCTGTTGCTATTACAGTTTTAAGAGTATAAGATGGGTCAAATAATATTAGTATACCATCTTTTTTTACCCACCCATTAAGAATAGTTTTTTCTTCATCAAAATTATCTAGGTCATCAACTTTTTCCACACCTTTCGGATAATAAACTCCACTCCATAATGTATTACCACTTCCATGTATATGTGGTTTAGAAAAACCACCAGCACTTAATATGATATTACCCCACAAATTTGCAATATTTACAAACGGTGCAACCGTATCGGATATACCACTATGTTTCAAAATAGGTATACAAGCATCTCGTATATGTTCTTTAAGTGTAGCAAAACTTTCCCACCTATCTTCCATTAATCCAAGTGATTGCCATGATGCATCATTCTTTCTGAATGTACGAGAACCACCATCATTATGTTCTTTTCTTTCTTGTTCCATATCCTTTATCAACTGTTTATTCAAATCTTTGTTTGCATTACCAAAGTTGACATACCCTAAAGGACTAGGAAAAATAGGTTTGAAATTTATCTGGGTCATTCTTGTTTCTCTATTCCAAAGCAAGGTAATAGTGGTGTCATTTTACAATATCTTGCATAATCATTATGACCAACTGACGCATATGTTACTCCCCAAGGAAACACCACAATAAAAAAAGTAATGATTAGAAACGCCCAACCTAGTCCTTTTGTTGTACAATAATTATTCATGTTCACCACCCTTATCCATAGGGTCTAACTTAATTCTTTTACCATTAAAGAACATACTTCTTGCACGACTAGGTGTAGATGTGGGGAAATCACTAAAAAAAGTTGGTCTACGTTTTGCAGTTTCAAATGTACCTACTGTAATAACAATAGCTGCAAGTAAAAGGATGTGAGCGATTGCACTAATACCAAATGCAACAATACTACCAACATAAAAAGAAAATACAATGCACCACATCCATGCAAGTATTTGTAAAACCATGTGTCTTGTACTTAAATCTGGGATATGTCTCAATGGATTCCTATCCATATTCATAACACCATTCCAACTATCATATATAAATTCTCGCATATCTATCACCTTTTCAAATGTTACTTTTAGTGGATAATGTGCATCCACGGAATCTCTAAAATCTATTGCATCATACAAATCAATAAATGCTCTTACAACTTTCTTGTCTTTAAAATATCCAGTCACACGATACATAATAAACTCCATAATTAAGTGGTGGTGTTTCTGTTTCCAAGTACACCACCGAAACTCAGTACAATTACGCTGCTAGAGCGTAATCTACGGGCGCAAAGTTATCGTTTGCATTTGTAGTTTTTGACCAATAACGCAGTCATCCGATAGTTCTACTCTCCTCTATCTACGTCAGTCGAACCTATTTCACCCCCTCAGTAGAGGTTTAGTTATGGTGGAGGTGGAGGGTATCGCACCCTCGTCCTGCCCGTCCTTTGATTCGTATCATCAAACTATGTTCTATTTATACCAGATTACTCTTCGATTGTCAAGTTTAATTTTTCTCTATTTGCAAGATGTTCTTCTGCAATATCATCTTTAGATTGACCATGATAACGTACTGCATGATGGTTGTCTACTAGGAGTTGGTTGATATTGTGTTCACCACCATACCAAAGTTCTCCAAGAATACGTCCATACTTACCCTTACCATCTTTGAATGTTTTCAAAGTAAGGTCACCAGCATTTGTCCATTTAGTTAGAAATGCAGTTGCGGCTTTTCCATATACCTTTTCAATCTTATCAGATGTTCTAGATTCTGGTGTATCAATTCCGTACATTCGGATACGTTGTTTTCGCAACCAAACTCCGAAACCCAAGTCAATGTCTACATCAACTGTGTCTCCGTCAACTATTCTGACAATTTTACATTTATACTCGTACATTTAATTCTCCCATGAGATTTTAGTTTTGTCCGCTTGAGGCATTTTATTGAACCTAAAGTTATTCCCACTAGCAATAATACAAGCAAGATTGTCATTGATAATCTCTACAACACTAAAAGTTTTAGTTTCTAGATTGATAGCAACAATCACTTGTGTTTTAATAAACTGTTGTCCATCAATCGCTGGTGCAAGTCCATCTCCACTCATGTATGGTAGTTCAAGGTATTTACCACCAACAAGGTCTTTCATCTTTTCGGTGGTAGTACAACTTACTGGTTTTTGCGAGTTGTAACTCATAGTAGATGCATATGCACTTGTACTCATAACAAGTGATAAAACCAATGCACTAAGTAGTTGTCTCATTTTCTTTTTCCCAATGCGTAGTGAAATCGTCAATCGCTTCTACTAGTAGTGGTAAGTAGTCTTGTTTGGTCTTGATAAACTCTTGAACAATTCCATCTTCTGTTACAACTAGAATTACAATCTGATTGATTTCGATTCCAGTTCTTTCTTCAAACATTTCTGCATATGCAGATGCTTGAATGTAGTAGGATTCGTTCCAATCATCATTTCGTTCTCTTGTAGAAGTTTTGAAATCAATGATGGAAGGTATACCGTTGTATTCACCGATACAATCAACTCTTCCTGCTACCATATATTTATCAGAGTATAAACCACATTCTTGAGACATAATATTATCTACTTTGTCTTGTAAGTGTGGTTTAAGTTGTCCAAACAAAGTGTATGGGAGAAAGTTCTTCTTGTGAACTTCTTCATCAAAGTTATTGTTTAGAAAGTCTTCGCACATATGGTGTACTTTCGTACCCCTTGCGGCTGCTGTTCTTGCAACATAGTTTGCAACGTCATCACCAACTTTCTTTCTCCACTCCAGAAGACCTTCCATTTTACGTCTTGATAAAACGGTAGTGATAGAAGGATAAAGTTTACCTTCTGGAGTTTCGTAGAAACGCTTGCGATTAACGGTTTTAGTAGAGAGTTCTGTAATCTCTACAGGCTTGTGTGTAAACATAATATATCCTCACGATTTAATTATAATATAATACCACAACTTAACACACTTGTCAAGTCAATTTTAATGCTTCTTCTGTAGTCTCTGTAACTCTTCTTGTCCAACCACGACCAAAAGTTTTGAAGTGTTTTAACTTCTCATAATACTTCTGTCTATCGGCTTGATAGATTATAACTGTTTTATCAATACCATGTTTTTCAACATATGCATCAATCATTTTAAGAGAGTTAGGGCCGATACCACCATCAACTGTTGTACCAACAATCTTTTGAATAAATTTAGCAGCTCGTCCAGTTCCAGCATTTACTCCAAAATCGAAAATGCAAAGTGCAAGCGCTGGGTGAAGTGAATCACCTTTTACTCTATCCCAATATTCAGTTTTGTAGATAGGTGCAACATCTGATACCTCTAAACTTTTCATATCTTTTGGTCTTAGACCATTTTTTTCACAGTATGCATCATAAACTTTCTTAGTCACGCCTAAGTTAGTTTCGCCGCCTGGGTCGCTGGGGTGATTTACATATCCGCCTTCGTGATGAAGAATCATCTTTAAACAATGTTGATATTCTTTGTTTATCATTTACCTTGTCCTCTGTATTTTTTGTAACTACGTCTTTTCTGTTTGTTCATTGTAGACGTAATTGGTTTCTTGCCCATTGAAGTTCCCTTCTTAATAGGTTCGTGCGCTGAAGTAGTTGAAAACATTTTTGCCATTACTGTTCAACTCCTTTCTTTGTTTTACTGATTAGATAACTTCGTACCAAACCAGAACGAACAATATCGCCGATATTAAATTCTACAGATGCAAACTCTTCCATATCACCAATAATGTCTAGGAATCTAGGCATACCGTCTTTATCTGCATTTTTAACTAAATCAGATTGGAAGAAATCACCAGAGAAAATAATCTTACTATCTTGACCTACACGAGTCATAATTGTATCTAACTCATGGAAGTTAAGATTTTGACACTCATCAACTATAATGATTGCATTATCTAATGTAATACCTCGCAAGTATGATGTTGTCAAAAACATAACTGAACCTTGTGCTTTCAGTCTGTCATATAACATTGTAAATGCTGTATCACTAGGTTGTTCAAACATAAACTGCACCATGTTCTGATATGGTATCTGATACAATGCAGTTTTGTCTTCTTCATCTCCAGGCAAGAAACCGATTTCTCTTGTAGGTACTGCACTACGAATTAGATATACACATTGGTATGGTGTACTTGGGTCTAATACTTTCTCAAGTGCAAGGTACAAAGAAATAAAAGTCTTTCCAGTTCCAGCAGCTCCATGAAGAAATAATTCTTTATTGTCTTTTTTAAACGCCTCAAAGGCAACTTTTTGATTATCAGTAATTGGTTTAACAGTTACTAAGTCATCAATTTTTACATCTTGTTTTTTTGCCATTAATCAATCACTCCGTGTTTCTTTAAAACTTGTCTGGTTTTAGCACTCTTGGTAGATTCTTTACCATACCTATCTGCGACTGGACTGCCTGGGTTTGCCTCTGCAATCCTAGACATTTGTTCTTTCCAACCATCATCATTCTTAATTCTATCACCAGTTCCGCCTGACATTGCAAACATTGAAGGCATTTGATGAATATGAGGATTCTCTTTTAGATAGTCTTCTCGACCAGACATAGTAAAAAACTCTTCAAATTCTTCACCAGTTTCATTGTTTTTAAAATTATAAGTCGGCATTTAGTTTCTCTTTTAGTCTATTTATCTCTTCTCCCAACTCCTTCACTCTTATCATAAGTTTATGGTTTTGGGATTGCATTTCTGCAATATCTCGCATGAGTAACTCTTCTTTTGATAGGTGTGGTTTTTCAATCCAACCACTTAACCTACCTATTGCAGTTACATCATCCATTGGGTCATCTTGTTCACTCATGTCTTCTTGCCTTAGTTTCCAGAGCATCCAATCATAGTAGCGTTGGGGTTCTGGGTCATGTTTTCGTACCATGACGGTTTACCTCTTTCTTTCCAAGTCGCAAAACTTTTCTTTGCAACAGTATAAAAATTACGATACGCTTGTACAGTATCATCTTCTACCATACATTCTGGGAATTGTTTCATAGCTTGTGGAACAGGCGTATGACCCATTACACTAGACGGCATATTCTTTGGTGGTTCTCGTAACATCCACCAATAGTCTTTTGCACCATGTTCTTTCCCATACCTATATGTATACTCATCACAAATCAACTTGTAGTAAGTAAACATTAACATATAGTTCTCACGACACATTCGCACCCATATATTAGTTGGGTGATTTACATGACCAGCAAGATACAGATGTTTATTCATCTTTCGGTCTGGGTGTTTCCACCTTTTAATCCTTGCACCATTCTTAGTTCTATCAATATACATTTCACCATCAAGAACTCTATGTGCAGTACACAACATCTGTTTGTACTCTGTAGGCATCTTGACTATGTGTTTGTCACAATG